GTGAATCATATACCCTTCAAGCCTAAAATGAATTTCTTCGGTAGTTAGGGCATCTCCAGCGCTTAGAATGTCAATTAAACAAGCCTTGATTCGAGTCTTTTTCTTAGCACCCTTCCCAGTGACTAAAGATTTCATCTCATTAGTAATTGCTTTCTTTGATTTTAACTTCCAAGAGGTAGTCATTTTTTCATCTCCAAGTATTCTTGATGTAGTAGTGCTATTTGCTCGAGCATGTAGGTCATGTCAGCATCCATTTGCCAATGTTGACGGTCGATGTCTGTATCTTTGTGGATGCAATGAGTGAGTCTTCCATGAATCATTGCAAGTAATCTCTTGTTAGAAAATTTGTTAGGATTGCCAACATGATTTAACTTAGCATTGATGGCTTGTTCAATAAATTTTGACCTGTTCATTCTTGGTGGAATTGCCTCGTCAAGTTCCTTAATAGTCGCAGGTTTCAAAGAACAAGTGATAACTTGCCTCCTCGCTGAATTGGGTATTTTTTTCCGGCCCATGTGTCAAGACAATATATCCTTACTTATAGTAGTTTAGAATTATTAAGTTTATTATTAGATAGTTATTAGATAGTAGTTATTAGATAGTCGTCATATCGTAGTAGTTAGTAAGTAGTATATAGTATAGTAGGTAGGATATCCCATAAAATGAAAGAAGCTTGTCTTAATTTTGACCTCGCCGACTCTAAAATATAATTATATTTATTTAATATATTTATTTTACATCAACCATGGCGAGAGGAAAGAACGACCTGATTTTAAGAGACCGACTTCAATTTACTTTAGATGCTCAAGGCGATTTGCCGGTAGTCTATGGAAGAATTGATTTGAGCGATTATGTAAGTGTAGTCAACAATCAAGGACTAAGCATCAAGGAAATGAGGGTTCACATTAGAAACCCTAACGGAACTGCCGATACCGGCGTTTTCAATCCAAACTTAATTGCTGGAACTACTCCGGAGGGCTCCGTTGATGTTGCTTCAATGAAGATATTCGGCACTACTACGGCTTATGAGTCTGCGGTTGATGTTGGCATAGGTTCTCCTAATACCTTTTTCAACGCTGAAATAGTCGCTTTTGCATCAAGACCGACTGGTTTTGATACTCCTATTATTAGCGAATATACTTACACTGAATTTGGAACTTGACATTATGCTTATCGCTGAACCTGTCAAAGTCACTAAGGATGAACTCAAAGAAATGCTGGCTCAAGCGACCGACCTGTGAAGGTGGTTTACTTGGCTAAAAGAAGCAAAACTGAGAGTGCTAAGTCTAAGGCTGAAACTTCGACGACTTTGGCTGGTTTAGGTGGTGCTATTGGCTCGGCATTCGGTCCAATGGGTTCGGCTATAGGGGCGGGCGTTGGTGCTATTACTGGGCTCGTTATTGGCGATAATAAAACGGTATTTCCAATCGACATGATAGCAATTCCAGCATATCAAGCGTATTTACTACAAGGTAATCCGGCTTTGACTGTTTACATTAAGGCTGGTGAAACTTTAGTTCCGACTGGGGGTAATGTGCAAGACATGAAGGAAAACATGCTTCCCGAGGCCGTGAGTAAAGCCACGGGCCGTATGAAGGCAAAGGCCGACTTTAACAAAAGAGAGGCGAGTGCTTACAATAAGCGATATTCTAAATTCTTTAAACAAGTCAAAGGCGATTACAAAAAGAAAGATGGTTCTTGGAAGAAAAACGGATTCAAAAGAGCAGTAAGAGAAGCGCATAAATTGGCCGGTATGGGAGGGAAGAAGTAATGCCTATTCATGAGATTCGAGAGTCAATAGAACAACAAAAAGTGACCTTAGATAGGAATGGCTTTGCTATTATTCAAAAGAAGATTAATCTCAAGCCAAATATGTCTCATAAGATGCTCCAATGTGATGCTTTCTTTGACAATCCCGAGCCTAAAGCGGAACAAATGTTTTTGATGGAATTATTAGCCACTCCTACGCCGATAATATACACCGATATGGAAATAGCATCATTTACTAATCGTTCACCATCAGCATCACATGAAAATGTATTGTTTAAAGAGTTCTTTTCTAACAGTCTTGCTTTATCCGGTCATACTTTCCCTAATCGATTTATCAGTGCAAGACCTACCTTTACTTGGTATCATCCGGAAATTTACATAACACTGTTTATTCATGGCGAGAGTGACGCTGAAATTGATAATATTGCAGTTTCAGTATATTGTGCCGTTGAATCCAAAAAGGTATCACTGGTGACTTATGGAATGGGGATATTGAGGGAAGACCATATCGCTCAAGTAGCAAATATCATGTCTAATGGCCGAATGATTGAACCTGCGAGAAATGTAGGGCAATCTTTCCCGATGTGGAAATATGGCGGAGCAAGGCCGGAATTGATGATTTCCGGCTCTAATTTAGCATCATGGTTTAATCGCACTGATTCCCAAGAAGCCGACCGAACAAATACAACCGGAAGATTGAGAAGAATGGCAAAAGATGCTCGACAAATGCAACCAAATTTGGATGCTTTTGGAACTGAAAATACAACCGATGGGCCGATTCCTTCATGGGTCCGAATTGATTTGCCAAAAGGAGTTGAAGCAGGTCCTATTCGAGAGCAATGGCCTCCAATAAAGCACGCCGATAATGGAAATGTTTTGACTCTTTAGGGGGGGTAATCGTTGAAGAAAGTTGACATCGAGCAGAACGAAAGGATTGTGTGGTGTGAGAGGCTTTTGTATGCCATTATTGTTTTACAATTTCCACAATTGGCGGAACTGTTAATTTGATTTGCGAGGAGGGGAGGGTTTCCGGCCCTCTTCCCTCCTCAATTATTTATTTATTATTTTTATTCAAGAGAGCGAAGCGCCCAAGTTTGAACGGGTTTAGTTGAGCGACCGTCTTCATATCTTGACTTAGTTCTAATTCTTCCCAAGGATTCAATTTGAGGGGTTGCTCTTAGAATGGTTCCTACGGTCGATTCTACGGGTATGTTGTGAATCATATACCCTTCAAGCCTAAAATGAATTTCTTCGGTAGTTAGGGCATCTCCAGCGCTTAGAATGTCAATTAAACAAGCCTTGATTCGAGTCTTTTTCTTAGCACCC